GGCATCGAAGCAGCAACCAAGAAAGAGGAAGAACTGGCCAGAGCGCGGAATGCAAAGCTCGCGGCGCAGGGGCGAATGAACACGACACTCCTGTCGGCCATGTACAAATCATGGGCCGCAGGTCCACAGACTGAGGCCTTTAATCCGAATATGCAATTCGGCAAGAACCTCCAGCTCCAGTCCATGGCCACCGGTGGCATCGTGCAGGGACCCAGAGGGGCACCAGTGCCCATCATCGCGCATGGCGGGGAGCAAGTCATCCCAGCTGGTAAAGCTGGCGGAGTGACCATCAACATCAATGGACTAGTGGCTGGAGACCCGATTCAGGTCGGTCGTCAGATTGCCGACATCATCAACAAGAGCGCCCGAGCCAACAGAGGACTCATCAAGAGTGAGGCGGTGGCGTCATGAGCGTGGCAATGCCGACAGTCACGACTGAGATTAGATTCGCTGCAGGAGCATCGAGCACAGGCTTCGAGCTTGGCAGCGCAGTCCTCGGGCTGAGTACATTGGGCTCTGCTGTCACCTACACAGATGTCAGCTCAGACGTGCGCTCTGTTTCCATTAACAGAGGCAAACAGCGTGAGCTGGATGAGTTCGCAGCAGGTACATGCTCAGTCGTTCTCGACAACAGAGACAGAGACTACGACCCGCTCTACACATCCAGTCCCTACTACGTCAGCGGAGCGAGTCAGGTGAAGGCTGGGCGATGGATGAGAATTAAGGCCACCCACCCGACGACAGGGACGACCTACGACCTCTGGAAGGGCACCATCAGGGAGTGGGAGTTCGGCTACTCATTCCCGAGCGAAGCCACAGCGATGCCCAGAGGGACTGACTTCCTTGAGGACCTCTCTCAGACGAATGTCTCCACCTCCACGACCAGTGCACTCTCAGGGACAGTGGCAGCCGAAATTCTAAACGCGGCCAACATACTCCCGCGAGCACTGGACGCCGGACAGGGGACCATGGGCGCTCAGACGTTGACGGCATCTCCAGCGCTCACGGCGCTCCAGACGCTCACCAAAAGTGAGGGAGGCCCGTCAGCGGCCATCTACGTTGACGAGACGGGTGACGTTAAATTCGAGGACAGAAACTCCCTGAGTACGAACACCAGAAGCAACACCTCACAGGCCACATTCGGGACAGCGGCCCTCCCTGTCGATTCAATCGAGTTGGAACTTGGGAGCAGTCTCGTCAAGAACGCCATCAGCCTCACAAGAGTCGGAGGCTCGGCACAGACAAGAACGTCCACCACGAGTCAGGACGAATATGGGATTCGTTCGTTCGTGCTCACGGGTCTCTACAACAACACAGACTCAGACGTCGACGACTTGGCTGGCCTCTACCTTGCAGCGTTCGAGGATGATGAACTCAGGGTCAGGCGGGTCACACTCAACCCGAGGGCCAGCGCGGACCTCATGACTCAGGCACTGAGTCGCCAGATACGGGACCGCATCACTATCAGCTACTCACCACCTCAGACGTCTGGCTCATCGACAGTGACTCAGGAGATGTTCATCTCAGGCATTGCTCACGAGTTCTCGGCGCAAAACATGAAGACCACCTTCACTCTGGAAAGCACCGCAGGGAGGAACCCATGGTGGACTCTCGGCTCTGGTGCTCTCGACACAACCACCAAGCTCGGATTCTAAGGAGAAAACTATGGCATGGACTACACCGAAAACAGACTGGGCCACCGGCGACGTCGTCACTGCTGCGCAATTTAACGCGCAAGTCGGGGCGAACATCGACGAGACTGCACCCGCAAAAGTCACAACAGCAGGCGACCTTGTCTATGGGACGGGAACTAATGCCATCAGCCGTTTGGGTGTTGGTTCGGCAAACCAAGTTCTGAAGGTGAACTCAGGCGCGACGGCCCCCGAATGGGGAGAAGTCCTGTCTAGTGCTATTTCTGGGACAGGCTCATCAGATGGGCAAGTGCTGACCTCTACAGGTTCAGGCACTGCCCCGACATGGCAGACAGCAGCGGCGGGGTCATTGACACTGACTAGCGCTGAGGCAATCACCGCTGGGATGGCCGTCTATGTCAATTCGTCAGGTGAAGCCGCTAAATGTATTTCAGACGCGTTAGCGGGTTCCATCGGTAGTGTTCCATTTACCGACACCGCTTATAACGAATCATGGGCTGCGCAAAATGCTACAGGGGCGCAATATTATGACGATAATGCAGGGTGTTTCGTGAAGTGGGGCATGAGGTATTCATCTTCATATTCGCCCTATTATCAGGGGATGCGCGGCATGGCTATTGTGTCAAACGCATCTGATAACACCTACACAACAGGCGCAACTCACGACAACACATCATGGCAAAGCAACAATAGTATGGGGTCATGGTCACAAGGTGCTTGGTATGACAAATATGCCAACGTGGGTCTAGTGTATGGAATGGCCCCGTCTACTAATTATGTTGGGGTGTTTCCTGCAACTGTTAGTGGTACGACTATATCAAGCGGTTCACTGAGCGAGCTAACAGCAAGCGCGGCGTATGGGCCTTTTGGGTTATGTGTTGATGATTTGAATTATTCGTTATTTTTCTACGGAAATTCTAGCGGTATGTGTGTAAGAACTCTTACACCAAGCGGCACAGGTGCTCCAACATGGGGCGCGGAAGTTGTGTTGGATTCGACCTCTATGACCAGCACGTCAGCATTTACCACAGCAAGTTATGACCCTGTCAACAAAGTGATTGTAGTGGCTTGGAGTCCTCAATCATCATACGCAGATATCAAATATGTCGCGGGCACTATTTCAGGCAGCACCATCACATGGGGCAGCATGGGGTCCGTTGCATATAGCGGTTCATCGGGTGATGCGGTGGATAAGCCGATGCAACTTTGTTATCGGAGCTATGACAACAAATGGATGTTGTTATATCAAATTAGTAGCAACCTATATAGAACGCAAACTGGAACATGGTCAAGCGGCACGACGCTTACATGGTCCGAATTCACGGCCTCATCATCAGGCGCTGGATATCTGTATTTTCCGTGTCAAAATCATGTGGATGATGGGTTAGCTAAGGTATCGGTGGCGGCTACTGATGCAGCGAGCACTAGTAAACCCTATGTGTACTTTTTCACATTGCAGGACGGGAATTACAAATGGGACGAAACAGAGACAAAACTGGGTGCGTATATTGGGACAGCCAGTTCCATGTATTACGGGGTGTCCTATAACCCTACGCACAAAAGGTCGTTAGCTACTGGTTTCAAATGGGCTTCGGATTTTGCCTACGGAATTTTCACCCCGCCATCAGGTGCAGACAACACCTTGAAGGCGGTAGGAATCGCACAGTCCACTGTTGGCTCGGCTGCATCGCTAGAGGTGAAGCCATTGGGCGGTCAGGATGACAATCAATCAGGACTCACGGCGGGAAGCGTTGTTTATATTCAAGATGACGCAACGCTAGGTCACACTCTTAAAACTCAAAAAATCGGGGTTGCTTTGGATGCGGATTCAATAGCAATCACCGCAGCTGGGAGCGACATATCATGATTCTAATTAGGAGAAAAAGTGACAACGTCATCTGCTATGAGTTTGAAGACTCAAACACCGTAGCGATAGACGCGAATGGCACAACGGCGGACGGGTTGGTGTTGCCGCTGTTAACAAGCGCGGACTACGAAATCGTCACGGGCGCAGATGCAAACCCTGCGGGCAAGGGTTATTTTCAAGGCTATTCATATGATGGCAGTTCGTGGGCGGTAGTAGATGCAGATATTAAGACCGCCATGGACGCAAGGGACGCGGTAGGCGTTGCAGAAATAGCGGCCAAAGACGACACCACTATCACCCCGCACATGCAAACTGTTCTGAAAGATTTGACAGGTGAATAAATGAGCGAAGAAATTCAAGACCAAATCGACGAAATAAATATAAAGCTAGACCGAGTGGCTGAGATTTTGGTGGCGATTCGCAACACATGGGCGAACGTCATCCCCAACGGAGGCATCCCAGTGCCTTCGGAAATAGTGGAAGACGGAGAAGACACCACTGACTGAGTGGCTTCTCGCATTCGTAGTCGTCGTACTCATAACCGATTGGATAATCGACAGGAGGAATCGACGATGAGAATGAGATTTGCAGGGAAGCTGAACGGAACCACCTATGAGGGGATGCCCGTGTCGGGGCGTGTATCGAGTTTCTATGGCGTTGTGCGTGAAAAATTATCGGGCGGCAAGGCGCATTCGGGCCTAGACATTGCAGCAGCCGAAGGGACGCCAATTCTGGCACCAATGGAGGGAGAGGTGAATGATGTATTCACGACTGAGGAGACGGTGGGCTGGCGGATTTCTGTGGCCCAGATTTTTGGTGAGGCTTGCTTCCTTCGTCACCGTGATTCTGATGGTGAACTTCTTGGCTTCACTCTTTACGCCCACGGAGCGGCTGGTAGCTTACAAGTTGCAAAAGGAGATACGGTCGCAGAAGGACAGGTCCTGATGAACGTCGGGTCCACTGGGCAAAGCACAGGGCCACACCTCCACTGGGGTTGCACTGTGTCAGCGAACCCATACTTCTCCAGAAGCAAGGGTCTGAACAATCCGCTCGACTTCTGTGATGACGGAGTCGACCCTGACAGCATCTCTCCGAATCAGGCCAAACATGACGAGCAGCAGAAGAAGGCGAACGACCTCATTGACGCTGGCCAGAGCATGATGAATGACCTCATCGATGAACTTCAGGGCAAGGTTGACGATATGGCCCCCAAATAGGCCAAATCGCTCTGTATGGCCAAATGGGGCGACTTAGCGCGTAAAAGGTACAAACACACACGCGCATCACACAATATCCACTGCATTCATTGTGTTATTTACGTCTTGAGCGTTAATCATTAGGGTTGGAATGAACTCGTAAAGGAGTGCACAATGTTTAGCAAAGAAAATCTCACCCCCCTCGCAGAAAAAATGGTGGCAACCTTCCTTCAGGCATTTCTGGGAATCGTTGCAGCTGGTCCGATGGTCGGCATGGAGGCTGACGTCTGGAAGGCTGGAGCTGCCAGTGGTGTCGCTGCATGTCTCTCAGTCTTGAAGTCATACGTCGCCACCAAACGCGGTGACGGAAGCACCGACCTCCTGAAGTAGAGCGAGCCCAACCATGAAAAGACTCAAAAGATTTCTCCACAGGACGTTCTTCATCCCGAGCGTCCGACTGAAGTCAGTCAGATGGCCGACTCTCCACATCCCGAGTCTGTCCCTTCGACTCCCTCGGGTGGGGCGTTGGTCACCCAGCCTGACCCTTCCACACATCACCATCAACCTGAGCGGCCTCACGTTTCCAGCCAGTGCGACGA